GCGCCAGTTGAACCTGTTGGACAAGGAGCACTGACGTGGCACGTATTCGCACTATCAAGCCCGAGTTCTTCACCAGCGAAGATATCTTCGGTCTCACGCCACTTGCACGCCTCTTTTACGTGTCTCTCTGGTGTGAAGCGGACCGTGAAGGGCGCCTTGAGTGGAAACTCGGCACCCTTAAAGCTCGCTATCTACCGGCCGACAACTGCGACATTGGCACCCTCGCACAAGAACTAATCGACATGGGCCTGATCGTCCTTTACGAGGTCGACGGCAAGAAATACGCAGAAATTCCCACGTTCGTTGAGCATCAGGTCATCAACAATCGTGAGGCTCCGAGCAAAATCCCGGCACGCGTGCCCCACGCGTCAGGCACGCGTGAAAGTGGCGTGAAAGCGGAAGGGAAGGGAAAGGAAGGAAAGGAAGGGAGTGACGCGTCGTGTGACGACGCGACAAACCCGCCCCTGCCGGCTTCGCCGTCTCGAATCGGGGAAATCTGCATCCTGCTTCGCCGTGCTGGAGTCAACACGAGTCCGGATGCTGTCAGCAAGGCCGAGTGGTCTGCAAATCCCAAGGTATCCGACGTCATCCTGGATGACGCTGTGCTCCTTGCGAAAAAGCGAAGTCCTCGGCAGATCACCCCTGCCTACCTCACGCCCATCATTGCCGACCTGTTGGCAAAGCTTGATGCCGCCCAGTCTGCGCAACTCGTCGCCGGGAAGGACTACGTGTGATTGCGACCAACGCCCAGCCCATTTTGGCGGCCCGTCTGCGTGGCTTCAAACCTGACGAGATGGTCATGGTCTCGTTGGTCGGCCAGATCCGCAGCAGCAACCAAACCGTGTACGCCGATCCCGGCCTCGACTACGAGTGGCGTTGGGTGCGTGGTCTGGACATCTGCGTGTGGATCGGTGACGAACCGAATTGGGCGCGGACCCTGAAGGCGATTGCACTGTGCCGTCCGGACTACCTCGCCATCTGGCACCAGGGCGGCGAATGGGGCGCAAAGGTCTACCTGATTCCAACCGCTGCAGACGTTTCCAAGCCCGTCTGCATGTGGGAGTACGAACTTGATGTTCTCGACTGGCTTGAAACCTGCAACCGAGTATTCGCACGATGAACCTGATCCCTGACAATCTCGATTTCTCCGCGTACATGGAGGAACCTGAGCACCATCGCATCATCCCTGCTTCCGCGTTCCTCGACGAGGTGACGGCGCTGTTCTACCCGCCTGCCGACCTGCCGAAGTTCCCCACCATGCTGTGGCAGAAGGCCAAGGACAAGATCGAGTTCCGCCCCGGCGAAGTGTCGCTGTGGGCCGGCGTGAACGGCCACGGCAAGTCCATGTTCCTGTCCCAAGTCGGCCTTGACCTGTGCCACCAGGGCGAGCGCGTGATGAATGCTTCGTTCGAGATGACGGCGCCCCGCCAGATGCAGCGCATGTGCCGCCAAGCCTACGCCGGGGATCAGCCGTCGATCCCGTTCATGTCCGACCTGCACCGCTGGACCGACAACCGCCTGTGGATTTACGACCACATGGGCGCCATCGATTGGAAGCGCCTGATGGCTGTTCTTCGCTATGCGCAGAAGAACTTCGGCATCACTCAGTTCGTGGTCGACAGTCTCATGAAGTGCGTACGCGGCGAGGACGACTACAACGGGCAGAAGGACTTCGTGAACGACCTGTGTAGCTTTGCTCAAGCCAACCGCGTCCACGTCCACCTCGTGCATCACGTCCGCAAAGGTGAGAGCGAGCACAAAGCCCCAGGCAAGTTCGATATCCGCGGCGCCAGCTCGATCACCGACCTCGTGGATAACGTGTTCATCGTTTGGCGTAACAAGCGCGCCAAGGAGCAGGAAAACGGCGAACCGACTTGTGTTGTCGCCTGCGAGAAGCAACGCCATGGCGAATGGGAAGGAAAGCTCGGCTTCTGGTTCGACGAGGCCTCGCAGCAGTACTTGGAGCGGATTGACGCCCAGCCCATGCGCTACAGCCTGAGAACGTCCAAGCAGCCATGAATCGCGATACGGAGCCCTGCTACCTGTGTCGGCGCTTCGATACCTCCCGCAGCTACTGCGAAGGCTACGAGCGAATGCGGCGCCACGACGACACGAACGAGGCTTGCCCTCTGTGGATCCGGGCGAAGGACGAGGCAGCAAGAAGGAAGTGGGCAGAACGACAAACGAAGGAGACGACATGACAAAACAGCAACGCCTGCGCATGACAGGCCACCTTGAGAACTTCGCCAGCCTGCAATTCGCCCTGCTCATGCTCCGCCTGGGCGTGCGGATGAGGGCCTGACGAGACCATTTCGCGCGCGAGCGCATAGATAACGAGAACAAGAAGTTATGAATATCTACGAACTGAGTCAGTCCTTTATGTTCGACGCTGCGCACACCTTAACGCGTACCGTGCCTTTGGACGAGTTCAAGGCTAGTCGTCGCATCCACGGCCACACCTACACTGCCTGCGTCACCATACGTGGGACGAAGGGACCGGATGGGATGTTGCAATTCTCGCTGCCGAAGATGAGGAAGCCGCAGAGCGTTGATCTGTTCTACCTGCGCCGTGCCTTAGAAGACGTTCGCTCCCACCTTGACCATCACTTCCTCGATGAAGTTGAGGGACTTGGGCCGGCGACCATGGAGAACCTCTGTGACTTCATCTATGACCGATTAAAGGCGAAGTTCCCGGTCGTGCGCGTGACAGTCTCGCGCGCCAATGGTGATGTCTGCAACCTCATAGTAGGGGCGGCATCGTGAGATTTTTTACTGGCAACCACCAACCATCCGATGCGCATCGCCACGATGCGAATTTCGTGAGCGTGAACCGGCTATGGAAACGTCGCTCCTCGTTCAAGGTGGGCGATTGGATCATGGACAGCGGCGCGTTCACACAGATCCAGAAGCATGGTGGGTATACGGAGCCCGTCGATGTATATGCGGCGGAGATTAAACGCTGGTCGAAAAACGGGAACCTTCTCGCAGCTGTAGCGCAAGACTACATGTGCGAAGCCCACATGCTGAACATTACCGGCAAGACGATTGAAGAGCATCAGCGCTTGACCATCGAACGGTATGACGCGCTGTTGGCGTGCGATACCGGTGGCGTCTACATCCTGCCTGTACTGCAAGGCTATGACCCGGAGGACTACGTGCGGCATATAGAAATGTACGGCGAACGCTTGAAACCGGAGATGTGGGTTGGCGTGGGGTCTGTTTGCAAACGGAACGGCGACCCTCGCGCAATCGAGCGCGTACTTTTCGCCATCAAGAATGCTCGACCCGATCTGCGCCTGCACGGCTTCGGAGTCAAGACCACTGCATTGTCATCCTCACTTGTGACTGAACTTTTGCATACGGCCGACTCGATGGCATGGAGCTTTGCTGCTCGCCGAGAGGGGCGCAACGCTAACGACTGGCGAGAGGCACATGCATGGACCGCCCGCATTAACAGCCGTCCGCTGCAGTTTGGACTATTCGCAGCGGGTGCCTAACCACCACCCCGCCCGTCCGCCGGGCGGCAACAACAACACGGGGATCCTGAACGATGAAACCGATCACGAAATCACGTAATCGTCGCGAGGGTGGCTACCTTGGCTGCTACAAAAGCGTCTACGATGCGTTCAACCACAAAAACATCTGGGATGCTCCAAGTCCACTGCGCCGCCATCACCGCAAAGGCGGCTGGCATTGGAAGCCACTGCGCGAAATGCGAGGTGGCGCATGAATCAGAAAGACTCGTGCCAATGGCGTCCAAAGCTGACGCCCCTTCCATGTCCTTTCTGCGGTAAGAAACCGAAAACTTGGCCGCTCCTGAAAGATGTAAAGGCACGCATTGCCGGGAGCGCCGGCGGCGGCGTGTACTGCGCCAATTCAAAATGTGCCGTGAAACCATGTGTGGATGATGGCCAAGACGTTGCCGATTACCGAGGAACAGGCGCATACATCGATTGCGCCATCAGCCGCTGGAATCGGAGGATGCCATGACCCTCAACCGCTCGCCTCTCAAGCGCAAGGCTCCGCTCGGACAGCGCGGGCCTATCCTCAAGTCGACGCCTACGTTCCGGCAACGGAAGTGCGCCGTCTGTGCCGAGACGTTCAAGCCGCAGCGCATGGGCCAGCGCGTCTGCTCACCGGAATGCGCTGCAGTGCAAGGGAAGCGGGACAGCGAGACGCAGGAGCGCAAGGCCGATCAAGAGCGTAAGGCAGCGATGAAAACGCGCTCGGACTGGCTCAAGGAAGCGCAGGCCGCTTTCAATGCCTATATTCGCGCACGCGACGAGGGGAATGCTTGCATTTGCTGCGGTCGCACGTCGACGAAAGAGTACCTGACCGGATCCGCGTGGGACTGCGGCCACTACCGTTCGACTGGCAGCGCTCCGCATCTGCGCTTCCACGAGGACAACGCGCATCGCCAGCTGGTCGTCTGCAATCGCCACGGCGCTGGCCGCGCAGTCGACTACCGCGCTGGGCTCATCGCCCGTATCGGTCTCGCCAGCGTCGAAGCCCTGGAAGCCGACCAAACGCCCCGCCACTACACCATCGAAGACCTCAAGCGCATCAAGGCCGAATACAAGGCCAAGTTGAAAACACTTAAGGAGACAGCATAAATGTTCTTTTACCCGACCGGAGTGATTGCAGCAGCGGCTCAGTACGAGGAAGCCAAGCAACGCATAAAGGAGACCGAAGCCAAGATTGAACAATATCGTCGTGCAAACGCAGATACAGACATTATCGACGTTGAAGCGCGCGTGATCGAAGAAATGCCGTTGCTCCCGGCGCCTACCAATGGAGACGAGCCATGACCAACCCCGAATTCTCCCCTTTGCTACTGGCCGCCCTCTGCTACCTCGCTGGCTTCGTGAGCGCTATCTGGCTGGCAGTCTCGATCGACAAGGACGCTCGAAGGATCGCGGAGAAGGATGCAGAGGACAATCTGCCGCAGGGCGGTTGATTGGTGGCAAAATTGAGACATTCCACCAGAGATATGAGCCATGGACGACAGCAAAGTATTGAAATCTGCTACCAAGCGTAAGCCTCCGGCCGCTGGGAAGGGCCGAATCAAAGGCTCTCTTAACAAAACGACAAAGACTGCGAAGGAGGCAATCGCGCTCGCCGCAGAGAAGCTTGGCGGCGCGGATCGCCTCGTAGCCTGGGCGCAGGAAGAGCCGCAGAACGAGCGCGTGTTCTGGGGCACGATCTATCCGAAGCTGCTGCCACTGCAGGTGACAGGCGAAGGCGGAGGCGCTCTGAAGGTACTGGTGAAGGACTACACTGGCCGCAAGAAGGAAGCCGATGCCGCAGATTGAGTTTGCATACGCTCCGCAAGGCCCCACGCTTGAGCGATATCTGCTGAGCAAGGAGCAGCGCACGTTCATTTGTGGCCCGCTTGGGTCATCGAAGACCAACGCGAGCTGCTGGAAGTCGTTCCGGGTCATGATCGACCAGGCGCCTGATGCCAACGGTGTGCGCAAGACGCGGATAGCTGCGATTCGTAACACGTACCCAGACCTATTCGGCACCACGATCAAGGACTGGCTGGAGATGTTCGAAGGGTTAGGCCGTTTCGTAAAGGGGGGCTT